CCCAAACAATCGCGGGATAGAGTAACGGTAATTCACGAGTCTCATAAGCTCGAGATCCTGGTTCGATTCCGGGTCCCGCATCCAAGATGCACAGTGTCGCTTTACGCTGTGGCAGGATGGCCTCTGCATCCCGGGATGTATCTGCGAAGCAGGTCTACGGACGCCTCTCAAACTGCAACTAGAGTCCTACTTCGAAGGTTGGACATAGCACATATTTGGTCTCATAGTATATCGGTTAGTATAGAGCACTGTCACTGCTCAGGGACGAGTTCGACTCTCGTTGAGACCGCCAATCATGCTCTGTTATTTCAAAGGCTAGAATTCCGGTTTTGTAATCCGGGGATGAGGGTTCAAGTCCTTCACAGAGCACCAGTCAGGTGGCAGGTTCGAGTCCTGTTGCCTCCACCAATCAATGTTGGGATGGCAGAGTGGCCCAATGCAACAGTCTGCAAAACTGTAAAACCGTGGGTTCGAATCCCACTCCCAACTCCATTTACTCTTTTTTATCCTCTTGCTCATTGAGTAATTGAGCATTTTTTATTTGTTGTATTATTTGTGTAGGTGTTTGTTCTACGATGAGATGCTCACCGTAGCCAAATTCAATTCTGGTAAAACCTAAAGGTGTAAATTCCATAGTGATTATGTCAGCATAACGCACTAGAACAGGACCTACACCAAGTTTATATAAACATATAAATTCAATATCCACTTTGTACTTAAATTATTAGAATCGATCAAAACCTATACTTTTGTACAACTAACTTTTAAGTATACCAGGTTAGCTCAGTTGGTAGAGCAGCAGACCGATAATCTGTTGGTCGCAGGTTCGAATCCTGCACCTGGTACCAAACAATTGGAGGTTCGCCAAGTGGTAAGGCCCCGGATTTTGATTCCGGTATACATAGGTTCGAATCCTATACCTCCTGCCATAACGCTGATATAGATCAGGGGTAGATCGCTTTCTTGGTAAGAAAGAGGCCGATGGTTCAATTCCATCTATCAGCACCAATATGCTGCTCTGGTGAAGGAGGTCCTCACGCTTGTCTGAAGAACAAGAGAACGCGGTTCGATACCGTGGGGCAGCACCAACAATACCACCATAACTCAGTGGAATAGAGTACCACGCTACGAACGTGGGAGTCGGAGGTTCGAATCCTTCTGGTGGTGCCAAACAATGGTGACTGTAGCATAATGGTAGTGCCACAGATTGTGATTCTGTTCAGTGGGAGTTCGAATCTCCTCAG